AAAAATTCAAGAATTTCGGGGACAACAGAGATGATATTGTCGTCTCCCATGATAAACAAAGCAGTGTAGTGGCGGAAGTGAGAATAACCATGAGCCCAGATAGGAACGAGAGCATTCCAGCCTGTAACAAACATGATTTCATTGCCGATGGTATCAAGGATCTGAGTGACCCACCAGCCTGAAATCACGCTGCCAGCATTTTTGTAAACTTGACGCTCAAAAGCTATCAATGGAAAAGAAATAGAGTGATGGACAGCTTCAGAGACTAAAGCCCAGGGAAGAGCAAGAGAGTTGATTTGGTCGATTATGACAGAAGACTCCCTATCCAAAACATAGGAAGGATCAAGCTTATAAAAAGCAGTCGAAATTTGACAAGACATGATTTTAAGAGAAAGACAGATCAACAGTACGGAAAAAACGCCATCATAGTTTTTATAGTCTCCGCCGAAGCCCAAAGGGCTTTTTTCGCGGAGGGTGCTGATGAGAGTATTCCAAGAAGTGCCAAGACGGTCAATGCCTCCAGCGTAGGGAACCTTAAAGATGTTTTCAAAAAGTTTCCATGCGAAGCTACCAAAAAGTTGTTTTTGAAGGATGTTTGCTATAAGAGGACAAACCCCAAAGAGTCGAGTTTTGGGGGTCACTCTCACTTTGTCAATGGGTCTGCGCTCATCTTTAAGAGAGGATAAAGTGACCCAATCAGGAACGCGTCCTTCGGAGATAGCGAGAAGGTCTGCATGAAGATGTTGATAAAAAAGTTTCGTAGGGTAGAGAGTGCCCTCGATGCGTTCAAAAAAATGTTCTTTCTTTTTGTGTTGAAGAACCCCAGGAAACCCGACAGAAGTGGTCATGTCGATACTGTTGATGAATTTGTTGCCATTGATGACGGTTTTGAGGTCAAGAGGACCAGAAGGAGCGGTGGTAGGCAAAGCGGCATAAAATTCACCGATTTCGTGAGCGGCGTCTTCCAATTGCGAAGGAGGAAAACAAGCATGTTCGCGGAGTTTTTCAGAACAGCGCACTAAGAAATTTTCATCTTTGAATTCAGAAGGAAGACGAGGATCAGAGTTGGTAAGAATAGAAGGTTCGGTGGTATGTTCGATGACCTTATCGAAAAGAGGAGATGGTCGAAGTTCAGTTCGGTCAGGCATGTAAGGTTTGACAGAGAGAGTAGCATAATGATCAAGAGTCCCTTTGGCATATTCTTCAATTTTTGGATTAATAGCTTCAGGTTCAACAAAAAGAGTTGAAGTAGTAGTTGAAGGAGCAAGAGCAGAGGGAAGAGCACGAAGGAGAATGGTTTTGTTGATAAGCAAGACAAGTGGTTTCTTCGAAACGGGATCTCTAGCGATATGGATACCTAGAATAGGGCGATTGGTTTTTCCGTCAGATTGGACGACGGGACCGCCACATGTACCAGGGCCACCACCATGAGAGCCCCAAGCAATAACTTGAGTAAATTCTTTGACGCCAACTTGGTAGTGAGTCAAGCGTGCGCCATCAATAACAGTTTCGCGCCAAGTGAGAGAAGTAGAACCAGGAGTCAGATCGAGAACTGATGCGGGAACGTTGGAAAGAAGAACATCTCCTTCCCAAAATTTGTGAGTAATGTCACGAGCGGAAGGAAAGAGAGAGGAAGGAAGTTGATAGATACAAGCATCTATTTCCTGATCTTTCCGAACAAGACGTTTGACACAGGAACGAGAAAATGGAAATATGCGTGGTTCATGAATAGAAGAAGATATTTGAACAATGGTACCATCAGGATACCATTCGTCAGAGCCATACGGTGGAATGAAAACATGAGAAGCGGTAAGAAGAGATTGATTGCAGACTCTTATGCCATTGACTTTGTTGACACGATTCCCATCGACGATGATCTCGATGGTAACGAAAGCGCGCTCAATGAGGCGTTGGTCGTCATTGAATGCTGTATTGGATTCTGCATTAACCCTAATAGCAGGGCTCCGAGGCTTTTGAACAGAGGATTCAGGTTGAACCTCGCGAATAGACCATAGGGCGATATACCACATAGAAGCGGCAAGAGCTGTAGCGCTAGCTAGTTTAAGAATGGCAGGAAAGTAATTGCGCCGCCTAAGATCTTCTAAAGCGGTAAGAACACTGTTAGTCATAAAAGCAACATAAAAGGAATCTAGAATAGAAGTAGCAATGATGATGCCCCAATCAATGCCCTCAGGATCAACGGAGAGCAGACTGCGAGAAAGAGGATGTTCATTAGTAGTGTCGGTGAAAATTTCAAACATTTCACTAGGAGTAGAAGCAAAATCAGAAAAATTGACGGCGTA